GGATCTGCTGTGTATTCTTTAATGTATTCTAACACATAAGCCAGCCCCGAGCAACCGGTGGTTTTTACCCCAATGCGAATGCCAGCATATCCTTTAGCAGTCACTAGTTTTTGTATTTTTTTTCGTGCTGTGTCAGTTAAAGAAATCATTCTATTAAAAAGCCAGAAACCTGTAGTGTGTATTTGTTTTGCATGCCAGCATTGGCACTCAAATGCAATATCTCACTGTCCCAAATAAATCCGTCGCCAGCTAACCAATTGACACTGGTATGAATTTGATCATGTTCAACATACTGTATCATGTGTCCCAATCGATTAGGTTCCAAATACATGTTGGCACGAACTCGACGTTGGTTACGATCAGGATAGCGTTGATTGATTTGATAAAATGTATCTCTATGATATGGCACAACGCAACCTGGTGGCTGTAAGATACTGCTCACAGTGATCACTTCCATGCTGAGTTGGCGTCCTAGTTCCGCATAATCAACTTGATCTGCGGTCCACCATAGTTGGTGAATTAACGTATTTTCTAAACAATAGCTCTTGGGGAAACCACCAAACTGTTCATGTATGTCTGTTAGTTCGTGTACCTGATGTTTGACACAACTGCCCGAATGTGCAGAATAATCTGCACTGATAAATTGATTGTAATTCCAATTTAATTTTGTACTTTTAATCATGTTTCTTTCGGTAATCTGCTACTGCGGCTTTGATAGCGTCCTCAGCGAGTATCGAACAATGTATCTTGACCGGAGGAAGGCTGAGTTCTTCAGCAATTTGTGAATTCTTGAGGCTTGATGCTTGGTCAAGTGTTTTGCCCTTGACCCATTCAGTAACCAAAGAACTGCTTGCAATCGCCGAACCGCATCCGTATGTCTTAAATTTTGCGTCTGTGATGATGCCATCTATTACCTTGATTTGTAATTTCATTACGTCGCCGCAAGCAGGTGCTCCTACCATGCCTGTACCAATAGTGACGTCGTCGGCATCGAACTTGCCAACGTTGCGGGGATTTTCGTAGTGATCAATTACTTGTTGTGAGTATGCCATATTAGTCCTTTAATAACTGTTGTAATTCGCCTGACTCAAACATTTCTGTCATAATATCTGAACCGCCAATAAATTCTCCATGCACATACAATTGAGGAATAGTAGGCCAACTGCTGTATTCTTTAATCTTTTGTCTAATATCGTTGTTTTCCAATACATTTATAGTGTGAGGAGATTTAATTCCACATTCTTTTAATAGTTGTATAGCCCGCCCAGAAAATCCACACATGGGAAACTGTGCTGTTCCTTTCATAAACAATACAACTGCATGATCTTTTATTATTTGATCAATTGTTAGTTCTGTGTCTGTGTTCATTGCTCTTAGTTTCATTGTCGACAAGTCCTTGTTCTGGTAATAGTACCATCCTGATCTTGTACTTCGGTCCATGCTGTGCAATTTGGCGTTTGATTAGGGTAAGGTGGTTGCATCACAATAGGTGGAGCATAGTACACAGGAGGAGCAGGCACATAGTAAGGCTCATAGTAGTTACGGGTTAATCCGTAACCAATCACACCGCCGATTATGGCCGGAGCAATCCAGTTGCCTCTATATCCATATCCGCCCTGATGACGATGTTGTGCCATTGCACCAGTGCTGGCTAGAATTAACATTGCGATTAAGAACTTTTTCATAGCAACTCCTTGTTGTAGTAGTATACTATATTTAACGTTTTAGGTCAACCTTTAGTTGACACAACAAACTTGTTCAATAAATATGCATATTATGAAAACCCAATCCTTTTTAAATTCTGGAATATTACAAATTGAAGATATTTTTGATCCAGTGACCATGGCATCTTTGGTCGCTCACACCGAAAATACTGTTATGAATTTTGAACAGCAATATCCAAAACGATTGTTCAGTTCGTCCGAACATCAAAACATTTGGCAAGGTTATTTTGATTCTGTATTAAATTCAATTTTTGGCACCTACTCTATTCAACAAATTTTTCTAGGATACGAACTTCCCCACAGCCATTTTAGTTACCATAAATCTCATCCCAATATTGGTTCTGTGTGTGTTTTTAATCTAGATGATTTTAAACCAGTTAACCTTCGTGTCATGAACACCGAAGATATTGAATTGAATTATGTAGGCCATGCACAATTTCAACAAAAAGCAATTGCACCCAACCAGTATACTGATTTTGATTTTCAACGCAATCAACTGTTGGTAATTCAAAATCGCCCAACCAGCCGGGCCTGGGGATTCTCTAACTATATTCCTGAAAACACAGTTAAAAGAAGTATCTGGATATATCTCAACTGATCAACGACATAGACATTGCAAAACTGCGTCTAACACCGTCGGGCAAATAATAACTTTCGTGTTGTTTAGCATCCGTATTAAAATTTATATATCCATTATTTCTTATTAATTTCATATTATAAATTTTTTCAAGATGGAAACTTGTGCCTGGTCCTCCAATGCATTCTGATTGTAAATAAACTTGCATCATTAATCCTATATTAGGATGGTCAAAATGTGAAGAGGTTCGATATCCCCTGGTGTCAAAAAATAACTTGGTTTCTTGAGTTTCGTACTTTTGATTAAATCTCTCCAGCAAAAATTGTTTAAATTCTTGCACAAATGTAGTAACTATGTTATCGTTCCCATTTTGATTTAGATAATGCACCATCCTTCTTCCACTGGTTTGATCAAATTGCCAAGTGTGTGGATAAAAATAGTGTGATTCTAAATATTCCAAGGTTTCATCAGTAAAAATGTTTTTAACATTATACAATGTATCAGAGTATCTTACTAGTTCTACGTGGGGGTTTAGATAGGGCAATGTATTCTCTTTTAAAGAAAATACTTATACACCGCGGTCTTTGGAGGCAGCAGATTTAGCAGCCGCGGCCACTATGTCTTGTGCTTTGTTTACAGGCATGGCAACATTGGGTTGTCCGGCACCTTTAAAAACCAAAACACCTGTGTTGGGATCCATGGGTTCTAGTAGGTTGCTAAGTGGTGGTTGACTTACCACATCCACAAGATTTTCAGGAGTGATATTGATGTCTAGATCATTGGCCAGTTTAATAAACGCCTGTTGGCTGATTTCTTTTCGGGCATTGGTATCTTCTGCACGACCATTAAGAAACTGTACCAACCCTGCCAGTTGTGCTGGATCGGGAGTTGGTGCCATTCCAGCATCAACTTCGAAGATTTTCATTATCTGCGGCCACGACCCAATGCGGCTGCGGGAGGTTCCATTCCTGGCTCAGGTGGTAACTCAGCATCCAAGGCAGCATCCATGTCACCAGCGGCAGCCATGTCAGCATCTGCGGCACCCATGTCGGCGGCACCGGCTGCGATATCTGCACCCATTGCACCAGCGGCTGCGGCAGGAGGAGTTTGACCTGTTACCACACCAAGTGCGGCGTCAAGTTGTTGTTTAGCACCTTGCAAATTGCCAACCAGGCCAGCAAGAGCGGCTGTGGCATCTGCATTGAATTGTTGTGCTTGTTCCATGCCCACTTGATTCTTAATCGAATCGACCAAAGCAGGCAATTCTTTAAATTGCAATTCTGTAACGTCTTCCAACATGCCTTGCATTTTGTCAACCATGTCTTGTGCGGCCAACACCACTTGGGCTTGTTGTACTTCTGATTCGTTGAGTCTATGCATTGCACGACGCAAACGGCTTTCGGCTTGCATCATTGCGGCACCGGCTACTAATTTTTGTTCTTCAGGATTTAATGTTTGACCACTTTGTGTTTTCTTGAGTGCGGCAGCCAATTTAGGATCTTTAGCGACGGCACCGACCACAGCAGGAGTTCCGCCAGCAACAGCGGCACCAGGTGTAGGAGCAGTTCCAGGAGCAGGTGGTTGTCCGGGCAAGGGCAAAGCGGCTTCTTTTAAACGGCTACTCAATGCTTGTTCCATCATGACCAATTGCAAGTACTTGGAATTCTTTTCACTGTGGTGACGTGCAGTAGTTCCACGGTGCTCACGCAGTACTCCTTGCACCTTTTGCAACATGACTTGTGTTTGTCCACGAGTCAATTGTTCAAAGCGAATACGTGAACCAAAATAACTTTCGAATACTTTGGCGATTTGTTTACTTGGCGTAGGGGCCGATAGTTCTTGCAGTTTCATTATTGAATCCTCTAATTTGTATATATTTAGCTCGATTTACACATTTTTCTAATTCATTGCTAACTGAATTATATTGGTCCATCTTGGGTTGAATTTTTATGTTTATTATTTCATAAAATGATTCACTTTTTCCATGTTCGCCCAGTGTTTTACGGCAGTATATATCTGCCGCTAGTGTTTGTTTTTTGCGATCCAGCACTAGTATTGTGTTGGCCAAATTGTATTGTTGATATTTATCGGCTGTACACCAGCTCATTGCTATGCGTTTGGTGCTGAAATTGTGTATTTCACGGTCCCATGTATTGACTTGGAATCCGTAGTCTTTTGAGTGTATGTAATATTTTCCAAATGCCACAATACCACCATGATCGTCATCCACAATCATGGATCCGATATTGCGAAGTAATTCCTTTTCGGCCCACTGTTCTAATTTTTGGTCACGGGTCATATTTTAAAATAATGGCTAGCCAACCAACCTATTGTTCCGACTAATACTGTGATAATTCCCACACCCCAGTTTAAGATTTGATCATTTCTTTTGGTTGCCATTGTTTGCATCATGTTGCGTAATTCAGCAATTACACCGTGCAATACCATGACTTTTTCTTCCACTGATTCCATCTTGGTTTCTAGTAAACGATATCTTTCAGCACACAATTCAACGTGAGCTTCGAGACTTTTCTTTTCAATATCAGTGGTGTCAGACATGGTTACTCCAGTGCTTTATTTACCGCGGAGAACCAAATGTTTTGGTCGGTACCTATAGTAGTAATAGTTGGGGCAAGACTGGGATGTTCTTGAAGATTTAACATCATGGGCACACCTTCACAATCAGTTTTGAGTCCTGCCAAGGGATCAGCATTGCCGTGTATTTCATACACACCTTCGGACTCACACTCAAATTCAAATTCCCAGATGTTTTTTTGACACACAGGATCGCTTATGTTTTGTGGTTGTGTTCGTAGGCCAATGATTTGTAACAATGTTTCTAAATTTCTTTGTTGGTTGCGAGAGCGGTGCCAATCTGCTTGATTGTTCACTGGCTGTCCTGACCGGTCCACAAATGGAATTTCGCTTGAGCGATAGTGCCCAGTAACTCCGGTACAACTGCAATCAAAAAGGGTGCGACATGATATTTTCATTCTATGAGTATTTAATGCCAAAAAGAAACCCCGGATTTTTTACGTCCGGGGTTGTGTGATTAATCAGTTGTTGATTAAACTGCGATAGCACCTGTGTAGAACTGAGCGTTAGCATATGAAGCACTCCACTGGTAACCAGTGAACGCAATGTTGGCTGCTGTCAAGAATGTAGCGGCGTTGGCATAAGCACCGCTTGGATAAATCGCCACGGCCAATGCGTTTGCACTAGACAAGGGGCTGATCTGATACATTGCAACTGTAGACACTGATTGGATGCCTTGCATAGATTGGTTGATAAAACCGTTAACGTTAGCAACTGCACCTGTAGTGGTGGTCAATGCTGTGTTAGCGATCAATGTGTAGAAGTCCAGTTTTGGACCTGCCATTTGCACAGAACCCTGTGCGGCAGCGTTTGCTGTTCCAGCGATGGAACCGTTTGCTACGTCTAACGCAAATACCGGTTGCGTCGTACCATTTGTTTTTGTAAATGAAGCCATTTTAATTTCCTTTAAAGTTAATTGATCTCGGAGGACCTGCTTTTATTTAGTCAGTTTGGAAAAATCACGCTGGTTGCGGATTATTTCTCTGCCTATTTTGAGCCGCAAATGCGTTGGGATCAAATCTATTTACCGCTTTTGCATATCCCACAGGGGTGGCCATAACCCAGCCTTCTTGCCCAGGATGCTCGGTATCTGCTTGTTGTAACAGGTGCATTTTAAGGTCATGCAACAGGATAAATGCTGTGAATGCAGCCGCTAGTGCAGGGG